GCAAACTTTCTTCAATACGGTCGCGATCTTCGGGTTGTTCGTGCTATAGGCAGCGATGAAACCAATGCAAATTCTTCCGGTATTACTGGTTTGCAATATGCCAATGAAGATGTTCTTGGTGGCACTGATGGACTTACGGCTGCTTTCTATGCCAAGTATCCAGGAGTATTGGGAAATTCACTGAAAGTTGTTGTGATCGACGGTGATGGAGAAGCCACACTTACTGTTGGTGCAACGGCATCAATCGGAACAAATACCATCAGATTCTCTACAGTTCTTGGCGGAACCCTTGAAGAAAACGACAAATTGATTTTCCAAACAAATCAATTTGCACAAACTTTCCTTGTCGATTCTGCCGCAGGAAATACTGTCACCACAAAGACATATATTGCGAGTACAATTGGTCTAAGCGCAAGCATGAAGTTCCGTAGTAAGTATGCGGATCTTTTCCAACTAACTGCCGAGACAAGCACACAAGCCGCCGCCAAGGGTGGCGCAAACGACGAACTCAATGTTGTGGTCATCGATGAAGATGGTTTGTTTACGGGGACCAAGGGAACAATTCTAGAAACATTCCAAAATGTTTCGAAAGCATATGATGCTCGCAACAACGATGGTCAACCAAACTATGTTACTTCTGTAATCAACACACAGTCAAACTATATTTGGGCTGGTGATCTGGAGCAACTTTGGGGCGAAACCATTGCTAAAGATCTCACAACTTCCTTCTCTGATATTAGCGGAGGATATGCTGCTGCAAAGGTATCTCGTTATAGCCTAAGTGGAGGAACTGGTGCATCATCGACAACAGCAAATATCTTCACCAAGGGATATAGTAAGTTCCTTGATCGCGACAACGTAGATATATCACTACTCATATCGGGTAGATCTGATGCAACAACAGTCAAACTTCTTGCAGATCTTGTCAATGAGCGCAAGGACTGTGTACTGTTTGTGTCACCAACACTTAGCGATGTTTTGAACAAGACACAGGCTCAAGCCACATCGAGTGTCATTACAACAAGAAATACAACTTATGGAATGAATTCATCCTATATCGTCATGGATAGTGGATGGAAGTACATCTACGATAAGTACAATGACATGTTCCGTTATATTCCGTTGAACTCCGATATTGCTGGTCTTTGTGCAAGAAGTGAATCGGCAACACAGGCTTGGTTCTCACCAGCAGGACTCAATCGCGGAACTATAAGAAATTCAATTAAACTAGCCTTTAATCCAGATCAATCATCGCGCGATCTTCTCTATGTTGCGGGAGTCAATCCAGTTGCAACATTCAGCGGAGAAGGAACCATTCTCTTTGGAGATAAAACTCTATTGAAGAAGCCGAGTGCGTTTGATCGTATCAATGTTCGTCGCCTTTTCATCACTCTTGAAAAGACTATCGCAACTGCCGCTAAATACTCATTGTTCGAAGTTAACGATGAGTTTACTCGTTCTCAATTCCGCAATCTAGTCATTCCATATCTCAGAAATGTTCAAGCACAGAGAGGAATTACGGACTTTAGAGTTATTTGTGATGAAACAAATAATACTGGTCAAGTGATTGACAACAATCAGTTCGTGGCAGACATTTACATCAAGCCAGCAAGGTCGATTAACTTCATTCAATTGAACTTCATCGCAACGAGAACAGATAGCACCTTCACTGAGATCATCTAATAGGAGAGCAAATGGCTAGTCCAATCCCAACACAACTAAGCCCAGGTGTAAATGTATCGGAAATCGATCTTTCACAATTCGTTCAACCAGAATCGCTTAACAGTGGTGGTATGGTTGGAACATTTAACTGGGGTCCGTGCCTAGTTGCTAACCGCGTAACATCAGAAAGCGATCTTGCTGCTTTATTTGGAAAACCAACACTTGATCCATCAGATAGTTTGAGTGAAATTGATTTCTTCGCAGCAGCAAACTTTTTGAAGTATTCAAACAACCTCAAGGTTATTCGAATCGAACAATCAAGCGATACAAATTCAACCTCTCAAGAGGCTGGAATAACTAGCATCAATAACTGCACATATCCTAGAATAACCAACGAAGAAGAATTTGCAAAACTTGGTGGGTTCTCTGGTCAAAATGGAATTGAATCCATAGCAAATTTCCGTGCGAGATATCCAGGAAATTTTGGTGACTCGCTTAAGGTAATTGTGTGGGATGGTACAACTAATGAAACCGAATCTGTAAACACCACGGTAGCCGCATATACCGATTTTAATCTGATTGGTGGATATGCACTCGCTACGATGGCGGGTATAAGCACAGGAGCAATTGGATATACTTTTACATATTATAACGGTTCTCCGGATCCAGATGCTGTTATAGATTCAAATGGACATGAACTTCTTGGTACTACATCTGGTACTCACACATATACAATGATTACCATTGTTCCGCCAAGTGGAGTTGAACCAACTACTTTTATAAATTCATTGGATACAACATCGGCAATTAATTTCCTATACGCAACAGGAACAACATCCAGCAATTATACCCTAACAAACAACGGATCTGATCCTAGCGGCAACAACCAAAACTACTATGCGTTGGAATCAATCTCTCCTGTTGGGACAAAATACAATCCATTTAATAAATACAGCAATTCTTCTAACAGTCCAAAAACTGTATTTGCAAAAATAAATTCAACTAGCCCCAAAGCAGTTGATATTCTGTTTTTAAATGCAGATTCTACAAATATGCATCCAACACTCACTTTCGGTAATAGACCGGGTGAGGTTGGGACAAAGAACTACTTAACAAGTGGTATACCATCTAATTTTGGTAGTTTGATCTATAGTGGAAATTTCCCCTCTGGTTCATCAAATCTATTTCCATTATACCGAAATACATGGTCTAAAGTATCGACTGATATATTTGGTTCAACGCCACCATCTACAAGCATAAAGGGTTGGAACCTTCTAGTTGGATTAACTGGCGGTGTTACGTTCACAAAAACTGTAAATGGAACTCAGCAAAGTGTTGGGGTGACTTTTGATACAACTGGCGGATTGACTGGAATTCGGAGAGACTTTTCTTTTGGTATGAAGCAAGTTGGAAATCTATCCACCTTTGCCACAACTGTAACAACCCCTACAAGCGATTTTGCATCTTCTAACTCAATATTCGACAAGATTCCAAATACATCAGAATTCGCTTCTAATGTTGGTGGTTCAAATGACGAAATTAGTTTCGCTGTTATCGATACGGGAGGAAAGTTTGGACCAAAGAACGGATTGCTTGAGAAATTCCAACTTCTTTCTAAGGCAACTGATGCAAAGAATCTTGATGGCGAGTCAATCTACTATAAAGATTTCATCAACAACAACTCTCAGTTTGTTTACTGCACCAAACCATTTGGTTTAAGTGGTGGTGGAAACGCATCATCTGATGCAACCACGGCGTTTGGAGATATCATTTATTCATACGTTGCTGCTGACGGAACCACTTATACTAGAAAGGGATTCTATGAGTCTCAACTAGCGCACGGAGAGTCTTCGCTAACAGGTCCGTCAACTCTGGAATATACGAAAGCATACTCAATATTTGCGGATGATGACTCGGCTGTTGATATTCTGTTTGTTCCAGAATCATCAGTTAGTAGTGATACTTCTCAAGCAGTAGAAGATATGGTTGAAAGAATTGCGTATGACACAGTAATATCACCACGAAAAGACACTGTGCTTGTCATACCAACACCAAAGCCATCAAACCCAAATCAATATTCATCGCAGACAGCAACTAACACCATCAATTTCAGAAAGAATGTGTTACAAGTTCCGTCGAACTCATACACAATTCTTGTTGCTGGTCGAAAAGTTTTCTTCGACACCTTCAACAATCAGTTGAGAAAGATGTCTCTCTCGTCAGATGTTGCTGGAATTCTCTGCGCCCAAGAAATTCCTTGGGAGTCTCCAGCAGGATTCTCAAGAGGCTTTATCCGAAATGCTGTGAAGTTGGAAACAAACTTCAGCAAGGCAGATCGCGACGAACTCTACAAGAATGGAATCAACTTCTTTGTTCAGTTCAACGATGGTTCTGGAACTGTTCTTTACAGCGATAAGACCATGTTGACGAAGCCAAGTGCATTTGATCGCATAAATGTTCGTAGAGTGTTTATTGCCCTTGAGAAGGCTATTGCCAAAGCAGCCAAGTATTCTCTCTTTGAATTCAACGATGAGTTTACTCGTTCTCAATTCCGCAATCTTGTAACACCATTCCTTTCTAATGTTCAAGCACAACGCGGTATTGCTGATTTCAAGGTTATTTGTGATGAAACGAACAATACATCGCAAGTAATCGACAACAATCAGTTTGTTGCAGACATTTATATCAAGCCATTGAAGTCCATCAACTTCGTTCAGTTGAACTTCGTTGCTGTGAGAAGTGACTTCAACCTAACCACCATCGAATAAATAGACTATAGGGAGTAACAAAGAATGAACATCAAGAGATTTGCAAATGCAATGCAGGGAGCGGGCGTTAAGCCATCGCTCTTTGAAGTTCAAGGAAACATCGGTGGGACTCAAAGTCCTCTCACCCCATTCCTTGTAAAGTCTGCATCATTACCAGGAACGGCACTAGGAACAATCGAAATTCCATATCGTGGAAGAAGAATCAAAGTTCCTGGCGACAGAACATTTGGTGATTGGTCTATCACAATCATCAACGACAATAAGTTTCAGTTGCGTAACTTGTTTGAACTTTGGGTTAACAGCATTCAAGCAATGGAGCGAAATGTTGCTTCATCAGAGTTTACAAATCTTGCAGGACCAATATTCCAAGATTGGCAAGTCAATCAACTTGATCGTACTGGTAAACCACTCAAGGCATACAAGTTGATTGGTTGCTTCCCAACAGACATCTCGTCAATCGACTTATCATACGAAGCAACTGATCAGATTGAAGAGTTTAGTGTGACCCTTGCTTACTCATACTTCACTTCAAACGTCGGTACGCCAGACGCATCTACGCTTCCTGTTTTGAGTAACTTCACGCCTACAGTGTAATTTTATTTGGAGAAATGAATGGCTTTTGAACTTTTTGGTTGGTCGCTCGGTAGAGCGGGTGAAAGAATAGCCCCGAAACTTGAGCAGGAGGATATCAAGACGAACGCATCGTTCGCCCCTCCTGATCTTGATGACGGGGCTATGCCCATTTCTTCTGGTGTCTATTTTAGTTCGTACATGGATTTCGATGGTGGGATCAAGTCAACAGCAGACATGATTCGCAAGTACAGGGAGATGGCTCTCTATCCAGAAGTAGAGATGGCTATCGATGACATCTGCAATGAAGCAGTTGTCTATGATGACACAAAGCGTCCCGTTGAGATAGTAGTTGACAATAGAAAATTATCTCCAAAGATAAAGACCAAGATTGAAGAGGAGTTTGATGAAATACTCAGACTCCTAAAGTTTCAAGACAAGGGATACGAGATATTCCGCAAGTGGTACATAGATGGAAGACTCTATTATCACAAGATCATCGACAAGGAAAACCCAAAGAAGGGTCTTGTTGAACTTCGTCCAATCGAATCGACTCACATCAGAAAAGTCAGAAATGTTCAGAAGAAGAAGGACAAGGCAACCAATGCCGATCTTGTCACCAAGGTCGATGAGTTCTTCGTCTACAGCGAGCGAGAAGAAACATCCACAACCACTGCTGCATTCACTCCTGCCACACCAACAAAGGGTGTGAAGATTGCCACAGATTCGATCTGCTATATTCACAGTGGTTTGTTTGACTCTGGTAAGAAGAGAGTCCTGTCGTATGTACACAAGGCATTGAAGCCACTCAACCAACTCAAGATGGTCGAGGATGCAGTTGTCATCTATCGTCTATCTCGCGCACCTGAACGTAGAGTGTTCTATATCGATGTCGGAAATCTTCCAAAGAACAAGGCAGAGCAGTATCTCAAGGACATCATGAACCGTTACCGAAACAAGTTGGTTTATGATGCATCTACGGGAGAACTGAAGGACGAACGACGGCACATGACCATGCTTGAGGACTTCTGGATGCCTCGCCGCGAAGGTGGCAAGGGAACGGAAGTCAGCACCCTACCAGGTGGTCAGAACCTCGGGCAGATGGACGATGTTCTATACTTTCAGAAGAAGTTGTACAAGTCTCTCAATGTTCCAATGTCCCGTCTTGAGACGGATCAGAACGGCTTCAACATGGGTCGCCAAGCGGAAATCACGCGAGACGAACTCAAGTTCTTCCGTTTCATCGAAAGACTCAGGAAGAAGTTTGCAGAACTTTTCCTTGATGCACTGAAGACTCAGTTGCTACTCAAGGGTGTAATCACGAAGGAAGATTGGGATTATATTCACCCAATGATCCGCTTCGATTTCCGTAAGGACTCCTATTTCACGGAAGCCAAGGAAAACGAGATCATGACAAATCGCCTCAATCTTGTGAACTCTGCCGATCCATATCTTGGCAAGTACTTCTCCAAGTCATACATTCAGAAGAATATCCTGAGATTGACTGAAGAAGAAGTTGCAGACATTAATGCACAGGTGGAGCAAGATAAGCAGCAAGACCCAAACAATTCCATCCCAACACAGATTGCTACACAGGTCACTACACAACAGATGACAGGCGATGTTCAGATGCAGCAACAGTTGCAACAGCAACAGGCTCAGGCACAGATGCAAGCACAAATGGGTGGCGGTGAACAAACACAGAGTAATAAGAAACAATAGATAATAGAATCTAGGAGAATAAAATGTCCGACTCAAGAGATCTAATCAGAGCAATCATGGACGAAGATTTCGTCGCTGCTAAGGAACTTACAAACAGCCTTCTTTTCTCCACTGTTGCAGACAACATCGATGATGTTCGTGCAGAAGTTGGTCAAGGCATTTATGGCGATATAGATGTCAATGAAAACCTTATTGGCAATCAACACAAAATTGATATGAACAAGAATGGTAAATTGGACGCAAAAGATTTCAAACTCCTCCGCTCGAAAAAGAAGGGCTAAAGAATCATGCTACTGATTACAGAACACAACGAGACAAACATTCAGACCATTGCTGAGGATGCTGGCAACGGAAAGAAGAACTACTACATTCGTGGTGTGTTCATGGAATCCGAGCAAGTGAACAAGAATGGTCGCGTCTACCCACAATCCATCATGGAGCGTGAGGTTGAGAAGTACAATGAGAACTACATCAAGAGCAGCCGTTCTCTTGGCGAACTAGGACACCCACAGGGTCCATCCCTCAACCTTGATCGTGTTTCACACATCATCAAGGAAATGAACATGGATGGCACGGTTGTCTATGGCAAGGCAAAGATCCTCGACACCCCATTCGGAAACATCGTAAAGAATCTTATTGATGAGGGTGTTCGTCTTGGAGTTTCATCCCGTGGCATGGGTTCGCTCAAGCAAGTGAATGGAATCAACGAAGTTCAGGATGATTTCAGTCTTGCCACGGTCGATATCGTTGCAGACCCATCCGCCCCAAATGCCTTTGTAAACGGCATCATGGAAGGAAAGGAATGGGTTTGGAATAATGGAATCCTACAGGAGAAGACCATTTCCTCCTACCAAAAAGTTATAAAGAAGGCTAGTTCAAGAGAACTAGAAGAAGCAAAGTTAGAAGTCTTCAAGGACTTCATATCAAAACTCTAAATAATATACATAGGGAAGACAAAGGAGATTTCTAATGCCTCAGCCAGAAGAGTTCTACGAAGAAGAAGAGATCCTTGAAGACACCGACAACGAAGTTGACGAGGATGATACCATTGACGAAGAAGAGCCAGTCGAGGAGGAACTCCTTGATGAAGATGAAGAAGCCTTCGAAGATGATGAAGAGTTTGACGATGACGAAGACTTTGAGGACGATGAGTCCGAAGAAGAAGATGTCACCGAAGAATACGAAGTTGTTGCAACTAGCGACACCAATACTGACTTTGGCGGTGGAAAGATCAAGAAGTTTCCCGAGCCAGAGGACAAGTCTGCTAAGAATAAGGCAACCATCGCTTCGAAGGAAGGCTTCAAGGGCAAGGCAAAGATTCCTGACAAGACTGACTTCACTATGAAGGAACACCTTGTTGCCATGTTCGATGGCGAAGATCTCTCCGAGGACTTCAAGAACAAAGCAATCGCAATCTTTGAAGCAGCAATTAACGAGCGTTATGACGCAATCGTTGATAGTCTTGAAGAAGCATATGAGCAAACCATTGCAGAAAACACCGAGAAGATTCTTGATGAACTCTCTGGTCGCGTCAATGACTACATCTCATACATCGCTGAGGAATGGGTCAAGGAAAACCGCCTTGTCCTTGAGAGCGAGATCAAGGTTGAAATCGCAGAGAACTTCCTCGACGGAATGAAGGGACTCTTTGAGCAAAACTTCATCCAGGTTCCAGAAGAGAAGATCGACCTTATGGACGAACTCTCTGATGAGAACGAAGAACTCCGCGACGAAGTCAATGAGCAAGTTGCAGAGAACATGGAACTCCGCAAGGAAATCCTTGCACTTCGCTGCGATGACATCTTTGAATCATACTGCGATGGTTTAGCAGACACTCAAGTCGAGAAACTTCGCACTCTTGCTGAAGGCATTGAGTTTGATTCAGAGGAACTCTTCGAAGAGAAGTTAGCAGTTCTCAAGGAATCATACTTCGGAAATGCTCGCCGCGTCAAGGCACCAGCACCAGTTACTGAAAACCTCATCGAAGAAGTCATTCTTGACTCAGGCGATGATGAACAAGAAATCGCAGAAGAAACAACAATCAATCCAATCATGCAGCACTACACATCTGCATTGTCACGAAAAGGTCTAAATAACAGGTAATCCTGTAGAAATTAATAGGAGAAATAGAAATGGGAACTTTCACACTAGTCGAACAACTTGAGCGTAAGTGGGAGCCAGTCATGGAGCATGACAGCCTCTCGCCAATCAAGGATAACTATCGTCGCGCAGTCACTGCAATCCTTCTTGAGAACCAAGAGCAAGCACTCCGCGAAGAC